CCTGTTCGCCATCTTCAATGCTTTGAACGCGGTGCCCGAGACCGAATAATACCGACCATGCCGGGGCTTCACCGCCCCGGCCCTGTCCTGAAAGGAAACCTACCATGATAACTCGCTCATTCCGTATTAATGCGTTTCGGCTGTCGCTCTGCCGCATCGATCGCGCCATTCGCGCCGGACGTCCGTTTGATGACGCCATGATTCAGGAAGCGCAAAAACGCGCCGCCGATGCCGGGTTGCCATCCGCGCCCCGTTACATCTTGGCCCTTGCGGACGAGTGGCAAGATGTTCGCCCGCTTGCCGCAGCGTATTGGATCCGGCATATGAAAGCATACGCCGCCGTGCAGGCGGAATTGGGCGTGCGTTGAAACCACGCACTGCCCCCTGAAATACCCCCGGAATCGCGCCAGGATGCCCGTACACGGGCGGCAGGCCCGGTTCCGGGGAAACGTCCGGGGTTCGTTTTTTCCGGAGGTTTAAGTGTTTAGCGTTATTTACTGGTTTGGGGTAGCCGTCGCAGGACTAATTTACGGCTACCAGTTTCTGAAAAGGAAGGTGCAAAAATGACGGTTAGTATTCCGACTCCGGTACCGTCCGGGGTCAAAATCGCGACGGCCGTATACCGCGCGAGCAACCGAAAATTGTCGGTTAATCGGGAGGTTTCGGCGACGTACACGTCGCAGATTTCCTGTCACCCAGGTTGCCCTTGGCGGGGGTCCGGTTGTTACGCTGAGCAAGGCTTGACGGCGTTCACGACCAACCGGCTAAACCGGGCCGCGGTCAACCTGGAAGTCACCCCGCGCGACGTCGCGATCGCGGAAGCGTCCGCGATAGACAACCTCCGGGGTACCCTACCTCTCCGGTTGCACGTTGTAGGGGATTGTCCGGACGCCGAAACATCCGGCATTGTCGCGCAAGCAGCCGAACGGTACCGGACCCGGACGGGGGCGCCGGTTTGGACGTACACCCATACCCCCGACGTGCCCCGGCAGGTTTGGGGGTCGGTGTCGATCCTGCGCTCATGCGACACCCCGGACCAAATTCCGGGCGAGCATGAGCGGGGGTACGCGTGTGCCCTGGTGGTGCCGGATAAATTCACCAACAACCGGTTGGTGGATTGTGGCGGGGGGTTCCGGGGGATTCCATGCCCTCAGCAAACCGGGACCAAACCGGACTGCGTTTCCTGCCGGCTATGCTGGCGCGACGGGTACCTGCACTCCAACCGGCTGGTTATCCTGTTTCAGCCGGATGGCAGGACGGAGGGTAAAATCCGGGACGCAAAACGTCGGCTAGCAGATCCAGGCGCGCGCGGTATCCGGCTACCCATGGCGACATAACCCCCGGACGCAACCGGACCCCAAAACAACCCCCCCGCAGGGAACATACCCTGCGGGGGGGTTTTCTTTGCCGGGATGGACAACCAGGATTTGACATAATACCCGTCCCAACAATGCCGGGACCAACCGGACAACCGGACAACCAACCGGACGTTGACAACCCCCTCCGCAACCGGCAACCGGCAACCGGTAAAACGGTTTGGCTGCGCGACAACCTCAGGGGACGGACGGACCGGACGCACACTCTATCGCCCCCCCATGCCGGCCGGATACACTGCCGGCACTTACCGCACCCCACACCGACCCCGTATTGCGTCCGGACCCTGAGCGCTGGCACGTTTTAGGCCGTAGGGAACCCCCCCCCCTTCCCCCCTATAGTCCCCCCTCCCCTCCCCCCTTCTCGCGCAAACCAGGGGCGCCCCTCCCTCCCCCTGCCGGCAGGTTCGATGCCGGCCTTGCCTACCGGCCAGTCCCCCCCTGCCGGCAAGGGGGTACCCCCAACCGGCCCCCGCCCCCCGCCGGACGTGCGGGTATACCTCCCCACAAAAAATCTGACCGTGGAAACTTGAACTTTGCCTGTTCCGTCTGTCTTCCGTTTGGATTAGCCATTCTTTGGCCTCTGCTTGCCCCGTACAGGCGTCCTGTGTCGTTTTTGGCATGAATGCCTGTTTCGGCTTTTTCCGTCGCTCTACGGCCATTCTCGCGCGATTCAACCGTTTGGGCCTGTCTGGCTTGTCTGGATTGCTGTTTGTCTTGTCCTTACCGGTCGGTTGTTCCGGATTGCCGGGTTGCGTTGTCGCCCCTTGCGGCAATGCTGCTGTTCCGTGTCGCGTAAGCGGACAACATGGAACAGTTGCTTTGCCGCATTGGGAGCGACAACGCGGGTATCGGCAGGTTTTGGAACTACCGACCGTGTCTTTGGACTTGTAGTCATTGCATTGGAACCGAATCTGGGTTGGGCAAAGCAACCGTTCCGTCGTCGATGGCTAACGCCACGACGGAACGGCAGCATTGCCCCCGGATTCACCCAATGACCTGTCCAAAGAGGACTCGGATAATAAGGAATATATATAGTTAGGGTTTAGGTATTCAGGGTTGGGGGGGTTGGAGGGGGGGGTGCGTTTGTGGTTTTCTTCTCGCCGCCCCCTGGGGGCGGCGGCGCGGGGATGTGGTACAATCTGGCTGGCCGGCTTTTTCCCTTTCGACGGCCCGATGGCGATTACCCCCAGGCGCCTGGAAAGACGACCCTGGTCCGAGGTTCACTTCCCTTCCCTCGGATTAGGGTCGTTTTGCTTTTTATTAGTCCCATGGGCTAAAATGCCTTAAACCGGGTTAAAATTAGAGCGAAAGGAGTATCGATATGGGGCCGAAGATCGAGCGTTTTGAAGGCTATGTGCCTTACACTTGGATGGCCGATACGATCATCCGTCCGGACGGCTATTACAAGTTGAGTTCCATCCGGTTGTTTGGCTATCCGGTTTGGATTTGCGCTCGCGAGACAGGCGTCAGCGCGGTGATGTGGTCGTACTTCCTGAACGGCAAGTCCTGTTTCTCCGACGCCGTGTTGTCGCATATCTGCGACCTGTTCGCGATACCGGCGTCGCTTGTCAAGGACGTGCAGAAATACCAAAAAATTGAGTGGCTTAGGCGCAAGGGGCTGTCTGACCAGCCTTGTGAAATACCGTCCCACTATGCACACTATTTTGAGGAGATCGACATAGACCGCCACAGGCGGCTTACGGACAAATCAAACCCGGTCATGCAGTCCGTATACGAGGCAAACCGCAAGAATCCAGAGAGATTGACGTCCAAGATTTCGCACTCCAGTCAGCGCGCAAGCACCATGCAACAGTATATTGAAAACCGCCATGAGGAAAGGAAACGACTGGAAGCAGAGGCCGTTGCCGACGCCGAAGCCTCCATCCCTGACGGGGAACGATCTCCTGCGGTTCTTCCAGGCGCTGCAAAGGGCAAGCCCACCACCCGACTGGTCCGAAGATGAGGAACAGGAGTTCCTTGCCTATTGGCGGCAACGACTAAGGGAAGACAAATTGAAGGGAAACAAGTGAACAAACAAGCAAAACACCGATTTGTAATCGGCATAGACCCGGCATCGCACAGGTGTGGCTACGCAGTGATGGATATCGGGGGTGACCTGCTGGCCTACGGCACGATTTCAAACCATTCAAAGGATTTGGTACGCAGGATCAGGGCAATTCGACAAGGGCTTGAGAACATGATGTTCACGGCGCACCTGCTGGATCCTTTTGACCCAACCGATACCCCGGCGGAAGCACTTTTGGCCTATGAAGCACCCTACAGTGGCACAGGAGCCGGTTCCTCGGGGCGATCGGGACTCCAACAAGTATGGATCGCGATCGGCATGATCATAACCCTACCCGTTGAGACCGTAATGCCCCTGCACGTTGCTACCGTCCAAGCCACCTGGGGTAGGAAAAAGACGATGGACCGCAAGACCGGGAAGGAATACGCGGTCAAGTTGGCGAATGAAACCTACGGCATCGCCCTGGAACCCGAAGATTCGGACACGGCGGACGCCATCTGGGTCGCGGCAACCGCGATCCGGAAGATAAGGGAAGGCAAATGACAGGCATCGAGGCACTTCAGGCATTCAAGGATGGCAAGACGGTACGCTGCACCCGCTGGACTCCGGACTGCTGGATCAAGTTCAAATACTCGGAAGAGGAATGCTTCTACATAATTTGGGCGTATGGGACTCCGACGTTCAAATGCGATGTGGCGGAAGACAAATACTGGATACTCAACGATCTTTTGGATGACACGGACTGGGAGGTGAAGGAATGAAGGTTAGGATCGTCTGCGAGAATCCGGAACTCATGCCAGCCTACGCCACATCCGGCGCCGCAGGCATGGATTTATGCGCGAGTACGTTGACGTATGTTTTCACGCAGACGCCAACCATAGTCCGTACCGGTATAAAACTGGAGGTTCCGGACGGATACGAGGCGCAAGTCAGGCCAAGATCCGGGCTGGCGGCCAAATACGGCATTACCGTCTTGAACACCCCAGGAACCATAGACTCCGACTACAGGGGCGAAGTCAAGGTAATCCTGTACAAGCACAGCACTGGAACGCTTGTCCTGCAACCTGGCGACAGAATAGCGCAACTTGTCTTCGCACCTGTTGCCAGGGTCTCCTTGCAACCAGTCAAGGAACTGGAAACAACGGAGCGCGCCGACGGGGGATTCGGCAGCACCGGCAACAAACGCTTGACACGCAAGCCACAGCCATCATAGAATCAGACCCGTGCCGTCCGAGAAAAAACTACCTCGGAATCGGAAGTTGAGATATCGGACGGCACGCCAAAAGGGAAGCATATGAAAGAAAAGCCACCGGCTACGCAGGCCGGTTTGTTCCTGCGTAACTTGTTCGCGCCATACACGTCCGGATACATCGAGATCAGGGCTTTCAATGGCCCGCAACGCGAACAATCCTTCCACGAGTTGCCAATAAGCGGAGATAGGCTTCGCCATCTCTGCGGATCCCTGATTGACAAGGCTTACGAAGGATTCGACATATACGTCGGAGTCCTGCCCCGCAAGGAAAGATTCGGCAAGGCATCGTCCATCCGGGAAGCCGCTGTCGTCTGGGCGGATTTTGACAACAAAAACATGACCGCTACCGAAATGGATTCAGCCATTGAGGACGCGGACATAGTCGTGCATTCCGGAGGAGGGATGCACGCATACTGGTACACGACTGATGTTGAGGACGTGTCCACGAAAATCAGGCAGGAACGCTTTTCCGCCGTTGTGCAAGACGTCCAATTGTCCAAGTCAAACGGCAAGGCGGACTCGACGCACGACCTCCCACGGATCCTAAGGTTGCCAGGCACGCTGAACTGGAAGGATAGGAACAAACCCAAGACGGTTTGCCTACTCTCTTGTGTGAATCGCGTCGTCAAGGTTGCGAAACAGGATCACCCGGAACCTGTGGACACACCCTTCCATGCGCTCATGGAAGACGAGCCGATGTACAGCCCGATTGTCTCGGGATCGGATGAGGACTTGTTCTTCCGGAGACTAGCACTTGAGGCAGCCGCGCACAACCGGCTATACGAAACCGCAAAGCAAGGCCGTTTGCCGGAATTGGCATTCCCGGTTGTCACTCCTGGTGGGCGCAACGTCAATAACCTGAACCTGTACGTTGTGGGCCAGATGGAACGCATCACCAAGGCTACGGAAATGTTGTCCGAAGAGGATTTGGCATACGCAAGCAGGGAAATCGACTTCGTTATCGAATGGTTGACGGAGAACGGCCATGCCTATTGATATTTCCAATCGCCTGAGGGAGATAGAAAAGAAAGGCCCGTCCGCTTTCAACCGCGGCCCCGTCAAGCGCACGGGGTTGCATGAACTCTTCCAAGAGATCCCGGAAGGCGGAAACTCCCAAGTAAAGGGTCGCGACGCCGCTTCTGTGGCATTCATAGGCCATCTGAAGAAGTCCGGCATGGACTACGACTTCGCGCTTGGCCTTCTCCATATGTGGAATGACAGGTTCTGCAAGCCACCACTTGAGTCCAAGGCACTCACGGAGAAGGCTTCCAGGCTCTGGGTTGAGTTCAAGGAGTCGGATGAATCACAACAATCGCCACAAGTGCAGCCGATTACGTTCCTGGACATCCCACGAATGGAGGAGGAAGCAGCCAAATCGGCAGCGCAAGGCTGGATAATGGAAGGCGGAATCCCCGCCGGAGGGCTTGTCTACATCACGGCACCGCCGGCATTCGGAAAAACGTGGGTTGTGCTTGATCTTATCCGCGCGTGCCTGACAGGCGGCAAGTGGTTGCAGGTCTACCAGGTCGAGCGCACGCCAGTCATGTACCTTGACGAGGAAATGGGTGTAGCCAGGGTATTGCCTCGCATACAGAAACTTGGAATTCCGCGCAATTCCGAACTCCTGTATGCCAACCGCGAAGGTGTCAAACTGGACAACCAGAAACACCGGGAGCAGTTGTGCGACACGATCCGGAAGTATGGCGTCAAACTGGTCGTTGTTGACTCACTGACTCGCGTACACAACCTTGACGAGGCTTCCAATCGCGACATGGCACGACTTTACTCGTGTATGCGCGAGATCATGGACCTCGGCGCGACGCTTGTGGTTTGCCATCACGATAGAAAAGGAGGCCAAGGCGAATCCGGAGTAGGTCACGACCGCGCGCGCGGGGCTGGCGAGATCATGGCGGCCGCCGACATGGTCTACTCAGTTGAGAAGAATGACGGCATCCATAAGATCATCTGCACCAAGTCCCGCCTGGTCGCAGAGGAGGACGCAGTAAAATGCGATTTCCTGATTGAAGACTCCGATGACAGGCAGACCGTCATAGTAAGACCGGCAATACGGGAAGAAATTTCGTCCCGACGCCTTGACAGCACCGAGAATCTTATTGTAGAGTTTCTTCGGTCGGTAGTCACAGCGAACACATCTTCCATCAAGGATCGTGTGCGTGGGAATGCATCACGCGTGTCTGCCGCACTTGACTCATTAGTCAGAGATGGGATAGTTTTGCGAGAAATAGGTGATCGCGGTGCGACACTTTATTGCATGGCTCCTAAAGAAGACGATGGGGAACTGTTCTAAGAAACAACAAGGGGCTTAGCCCCGGAAGGAAAAACATATGTCATTTTTCGCTAAAAACGGCTCGTTCCAGGAAGCCGGCGCAACTGATTTTGAGATTGCCGAAGCAGGCACCTACACCTGTAAGTTGATCGAGATCGAGACCAGCGAGCAGGCAGACTTCAACGACCCCACGGTTATGAAGCCTATCTACATCTTCAAGTTTGAGACGACGGATATGTTTGACTCCAACGATCGGCCGTTTCGATTCAGCAAGTTCACCGGTCGTGCATATGGAAACGAGAAGGCCAATCTCACGATCCTCTTTGACCAGATGTTTGGTCGCCGCTTGTCCCGCGATGAGTATGCGACCATTGACCTTGATGAACTGATGGCGAAGTCATGGCGCGTCATGGTTGATGAACACAAGACCGCAAGCGGCAAGGTTGTCAACAAGATTATGTCCGTGCGTCCAGCCAACCGGAAAGGTGTCGTTGTTGACGCGATTATAAACAAGCCGGTCGCTGCAAAGCCAAAGCCTCCAGTAAGCGACGAGGACGATCCGTTCCAAGACTGATCGGAAAACATACGTTGTCCATGGTCCGGAGTCTATTGATTCCGGACCTTTTGCATGGAGGTACATGGATGGATGCAAACTCTTTTGATGATTTCCTTCAACGCTTCGTTGACTTGCAAAACGAAGCCAAGGGTTACAATGTGCAAAGCGTCGTTGTTATAGTTGAATACGACCCTATCAACGAATGCGAAACGACTGCGTGTCGCAGGACAATGGGGCCAACCTACTCGTTAGGCTTGGTCAAGAGTGCCGAAATAGAGTTTACAAGGGAAATCGTAAGCACCATAGAGGACGCGACAGATTAGGTACTAGCCCGGTTCCATGGAATCGGGCTTTGGCATTTCAACATGGATATGGATGAAAAGTTTGACATTTTGCTTCGCACGCTGAGGGAAGGTCATCGCCTGGAGGTTGCACTTGTGGCCGCCAACATGACAATCATTGAGTACCAGCGCTTGCGAAAAGCCCATCGGGAAAATGAACGAGCCATACGGCTTGCGATGATGGAAAAGGAACGAGCCATAGTTGAGTCTTTGACAAAATCCGCATTGGACGGCAACACGGATGCTGCGCGATGGTACTTGGAGAGAGTCAGCGATGCCTATATGTCTGTTGAGAAACGGAGGGCGGCAAAGTTGGCAGAGGACAAGTGGAAGATGGAGAAAAGAATCATCGAAGCCGAACTTGCGTCAGACCCCATGCGGGTTGCGTTGCAGGCCAACAAGAAGAAACCAAAAGCACTTCCTTCCAATGTCGTAGAGGAGGATGCAATTGATTCTGGCGGCTAGGGCAAAGCGTTTGCGTCGCAAACTAGGCGATCACCTTCCAGGGGCTGATCGCCGTCCAACAATGTGGCGCCCTGAGTTGCCTCCGCCGCACGCAGCACAGAAGGAAGTCCTGCGTGAGCATACACGTTTCAACGTAATCAACTGTGGGCGTCGCTGGGGAAAGACAACACTGGGATCTTGGCTTGTAATTGAACCGTCTTTGGACGGATATCCCACCGCGTGGTTTGCTCCGGATTACAAAGCACTGTCCGAGGTTTGGCGCGAAGTTTGTAGATTGCTAAGGCCGATTACAGTCAAGCGTGATTCGCAACAACACAAACTTGAACTTAGCACAGGCGGCACGATTGACTTCTGGTCTCTGGATTCCGATCCCGAAGCCTGCCGTGGACGCAAGTATCATCGTGTTGTCTTGGACGAAGCCGCCAAGGCACGTCACTTGCAGATAGCCTGGGAAATGGCTATTCGTCCCACGCTTGTTGATTTCAAAGGCGACGCATGGTTCCTGTCCACGCCACGCGGGCGTGATTACTACTGGGAACTATGGTGGCGAGGAGCCACGGCAAACCCCAACAAGGACTCCGAGTTCAGTTCTTGGCAGATGCCGTCTTGGACGAATCCGCACATTCCACCGGAAGAGATCGAGGCGATGCGTAAGGAGTTGCCTTCCAGCACGTTCTCGCAAGAGATAGAAGCCCAGTTCCTTGAGGTAGGAGGACGATTCTTTGACGAGTGGTACGAAGACAAGCACGTCGTCTTGCCCTACGACATACCAGAACACTTCCGATTCATCGGAGGACTTGACTTCGGAACCGCAAACCCGTTCGCTTTCGTCATGTGTGCAGTTGACGAATCAAACAAGTTACTCGTCGTTGACGAAGCCTACGGAGAAGGAATGCTTCCACGCGAGCAAGCAAGGAAGATTCTTGAATGCTACAGGCGATTCGGAGTCAAGAACCCGCAGGACATACTTGTTGCCGCTGATCCTGCTATGTTCCCTCCTCGCGACCCTGCTAAGCGTATTGGAGAATATCCAATCGAAGCATTCTGGCGCGAAGGAATCAGGTGCGTACCGGCAATCAACAACCGCGTTGTCGGATGGACCCGCCTCAAGGAATTGATGCATACGGATGATCTTCTTGTCTTCAAGGGAAGATGCCCAAACCTAATTAGGACGATTCCCTTGATGATCCGTGACGACAAGAATCCGGAAGATCTTGACACAACGCTTGAAGATCACGCCATTGACGCCTTGCGATATGCATCACTGGTTCGCACACAGGCATCGGAGGCTATAATTGAACGAGTGATGCCTCGTTATGCGACAATCACGCAAGAATACCTAGATCGAAACAAGCAGAAGGACGAGACTGTATGATCATCTTCTGCTCCGTCATGCTTGTTCTGATTTGGTTTGAACTGTCGACTATGCGACACGGATGGCGCTGGCTCAAACGCCTGAGGCGCAAGATAACGACCAAGGAATACGTTTGATGAGACTTCCCTTCCAGACCAAGCGCCAGGAAACCATGCAGGATCTCTCGCTCGACCCTGAGCAAAAAGACTTGCAGGAGGTTTCCGAATCCGACCACCAAATCCTGAACTACGTTGACGAACAGTTCAAGGTAGCCTCGGATCATAGATCGCCCCTGGAAGTAGACTGGGCATTGGGTGTTGCCTTCGAGGAAGGTCGACAATGGGTTGGCCTTTCCCGAGAAGCGGACAAGTTGATTTCGCTGATCAACGAGGAAGAGCGACACCGGTACCTAACAGCGAACAAGGTTCGCCCGTTGCTCATGAAGGTGGAGTCCACGTCCACGATGGCTGCTCCGGATGTTCGCGCCGTACCACTTACGGATGACGATCTTGATATCCAAGCCGCCAAGGAAGCGGAAGCAATCCGAGGACATTGCGCCCGGAAGTTCGACCGAGTGACGCAGACTAAGCAACGTGTGGCCTGGGCTTTGAAGTCCAGCACCTGCTTCCTGAAGATTTATTGGGATGACCAAAAGGAAAATACCGTTCCGATTGTTGACTTCTCCGGGAATGTAACCTTTGAACAAGCGCAGGTTGGCGACATATGCGAGGAGATCATTCCTGCGTTCTCGGTTTTTCTGGACCCAACAGCGCGCGAGTGGGAAAGCGTTCGCTGGTTGATCCATGCAGAAACCAGGCCGTTGTCCTATTTCGTTGATCGGTTTGGCGAAAAAGGCAAGGCGGTAAAGCCGGATGCCAAGCGTCAGAACGCCGTAAACGGATACGTCAATCGATACCTAAACTCAGGAATCGGATTCGCCTCTCCAGTCCAAACTCCCGGCATGGGCAAAGGCATGGATGCCGCGATCTGCAAGGAGTATTGGGAAAAGCCATCCGCCAAATTCAAGAACGGTCGGTACATCATCATTGCGGGTGGCGTTGTCCTGTACAACGGTCCTTGGCCTTACCAGAAGAAGGACGATTTCCCGTTTGTTCCCTTGGCGTATCAATCAAGGTCTGATTCGCCTTACGGCAGGTCTCTGGCTGGAGAACTCATCTCGCTACAGTACACCTACAATCGCATCCTGTCCGCGTCGCTTGAACAAGCCGAGCAGCAAGTAGACTTCATTGCAATCGCGAAGGGAACTGGCGTTCAAGCGGATCTCTTTGACGAGATTCGCGGCCGCGGCGTAAAGAAGGTGTACTACGACAACACATCTGGTATGCCTCCGGTGTTCTCGCGTTCGCAAGGCATCTCGCAAGACAAGTTGGCGTTCCTGCAAAAGATCGAACGCGATATGCAAGACATTGCGGGTGTCCACGATGTCACGCAAGGCATGGCTCCGGCCGGTACGCCTGCGGAGGCAATTCGGCTCTTGCAACAAGCGGACCAGACACAGCACGCATCGCTTAGGGCTTCCATAGAGAAATCGGCTGTAAAGATTTCCGAATGGGAGGTTGCCTTGTATGCGGAAAAATCTCCGCTCGACATCATGCTTGGCCTGATGGACGAGACTGGAATGAAGCAAGAGATGGCGGAAGAGATGGGGATGGAGGAGCAGTTGCCAGAGATGGCAGGTCGCCCAATTTCCCTGAAGGCACTCCGGGAAGGTGGGCAATATCGCGTGATCTATTCCCCAGGGTCCACTCTTGCGGAAGGCCCGGAAGAAAAGAACCAGAAAATACTTACCTTCTACCAGATGGGCATTCTCGGCACTCCAGGCACGCCGGCTGCATCGAAACTTGCTGTATCGCTCATGGATCTTCCTGAGACTGACAAGATTCTCAAGGCATTGCAACAGCAGGAAATGGAAGCAATGCAGATGCAACAAGAAGCAATGCAGATGCAAATGCAACAGCAACCGGATCCAATGCAAATGGCTGAGATGGAAGCGATGAAGGCCCAGATTGGCATTGAGTCGCATGAAGCCAAGAACCAAATAGAGCGCGAAGCGGACGAGGAATTTGCAGCATCAGCGCATATGCGCGAGATGCAAAAGATGGCGCTTGCGGAGGCTTTGAAGCCTGAGCAAGCACCTGACGCCAAGACCACGCGGCGTTAAACTGTGGAATAATATTGCAGACCCAGAAAGAGAGGGTTGGATGACAGACGAAGAGGCGACAACGACCATGGATTCGCCGACCATGGAGTCTGATCAGTTTGCGGAAGCACCTGAGACGCCGGCGACGGAGGACGCGACAGTCCTGAGCGGTGCGGAAGCCGAATCGCAGGGAGAGGCATCAGAGCCTGGGCCGATTCCATACACGCGATTCAAAGAGGTCAATGACCAGTTCCGGGCGCTGAAGGAACAAAAGGAGCAGGAGGCGCAAATCCTCCAGCAATTTGGTTTCTCCAGCATGGAGGAAATGCGTCAAGCCGCGATGCAGGAGCAACAGCGGTTGGAGGAAGAGCGCATTGCTTTTCAGATCCAGCAGCAGGTTGACAATGGGGAACTGGATGAATACACGGCGAATGTTCGACGTGATCTTGAAATCCAGCGTCTTCAATTCCAGCGCGAACGGATGCAGTTCCAGCAAGTCTTGGCGCAACAGCAGGTTGCAGCCGCGATGGCGGCTAACCCTGCGGCCCAGCAAGCACAGGACATGGTCACGGAACTCATGCAGGCAGGTGTTGCCCCTGATGTAGCCGTCCAAAAGGTGGCTCAGATGGTGGAACGCTTTAGCCTTGCGGCCAAGACCCAGGCTATTCGTCAACAGAATGTCGCACCGGCCCCGATGAGTACGAGCAACCAGTCCGCGCAGCCCACGCGCCCCATGAATCCCTTGGATGCATGGCGACAGCAGGCTTCGCGTCCTTGGCGCGAAATACTCGCCGGGTCCAAAGATACCGTTTAGGAGTTAACAGATGGCTGCTGATAGCAATGCCCTTACACTCTACGATTACGGCGCCATGTCGAACGATCCTCTCGTCAAGAAGATCACGATGGGCCTGTACTCGGCTGGAGTTTCCGTTCTTGACGTCCTCCCGATTGCCAACACCAAGTCGCTCAAGGCGCGTGGTGTTCGCTTCACTGCTGGGACTCTTCCTGCGGTTGGAACCCGAAACCTCAACGACGAGCCTACTACTGTCAAAGCCATGCCCAAGGCTTTTGAAGAGCAGGCTTACATCGTGTCGAACAAGTTCCAAATTGACCGGTTCCTTGACATGGAACAGAACGCGATCCAAGACCCGATCGATGTTCAGTTCAAGGCTTGGCAGGAATCGTTCGTTCGCACGTTCTCCGACAAGTTCATCAACGCCGCGCCTAGCACCGATCCTGAATGGTTCGCCGGTGTTCGGTATCGGTTGAGCGCGGCTGGACGTTCTCAGTACGACATTCCGTCTGAAATGATGATTGACGCCAATGTTGACTTGACCCTTGCGTCGTTGGATGCAACCAAGGCTGAGACGTTCTTTGAAACGCTTGACCAGGCTCTTGATGCCGTTGGGTCTGCCGAAGGAAATGGATGTGTCATCTTCGTGAACGACACTCTTTTCCGTCGCATGGGTTCTGCCGCGAAGAAGGCTGGTGGCGGATCGCTTCTTGACCAGAATCGCGACAACTACGACCGCATCTTCACCACCTACCGAAACGCTCGGTTGTTGCAACTTCCGCGCAAGACGAACGACTCAGATCGTATTATCGCCACGACCGAAACGTCTGCGGGAGCGGATGGGACCAGCACCGACGACTTCACCTCTTTGTATGTCTGCAACTTTGGGGCAGATCGGTTCACTGGTTGGCAATTTGAACCGCTTGCGGTCAAGGATCTCGGGATTGATCCGACGGTCGGTACTCGACGCAACGTCGTCGTGGACTGGGCCTGCGGTTTGTTCCAGACCGATCCTCGCGCCGTGGCCCGAGTCTACGATATTCGGTTGACCGCGTAAGGAGCAACAAGATGGCTTACGATGAACTTCTGTTGATCGAGGATGTCACCTCGGCCCAGACCCTTGGATCTGCCTATGAAGGCACGGGCAAAGATCTCAGCCAAGGCTCCTACCGCAACGCGAGTCCGCACTGGGTGCGTCTTGTAATCTCTGCGGGTGCAGCCTCTGGTGGAGACGTTACCGTGAACTTCACCATTCAACACTCCACCGCGAGCGGTTCCGGTTATACCGACCACTCCAATGCGGTTACCGTGGTTGGAGCGTCTGCTGTCTCTCCGGCCATCCTCTGGATTCCGGTGGCGACCGACAAGCGCTACATTCGCGTCAAAGCCGCGAAGGTATCCGGCACGATCACCACTGGTCTCAAGTGGACTGCACACTTGGGTAATTCGCAACCGCAGTAAGATATTGCGGATGATGAAGGGGGAGGAGCAATCCTCCCCCGGATTCTTGGAGTACTACAATGCCGATGCATTACGGTAAGAAGTCCGGCGGACCGAAGGACAAAGTCCAGAAGGTCATGCACGAGTACAAGGAAGGTGAACTCAAGTCCTCCTCGGGCAAGAAGGTAACCTCCCGCAAGCAGGCAGTAGCCATCGCCATGTCCGAAGCGGGCAAG